GGTGGGATTTATCATACATCATGGTATGCGCTCTATTATGTGGTACATCACTCACGACTATGAAAAGAATTTTAATTCAAATACCGACATGATCAGCTTGTTATCCTCAAGTTTATCATTTCACTCTTACATCTTTTCAACTCGAGCCTTGACTTGAAGGTTTATATTTTTAGCAGCTGCGTTTTTCATAGCATTGGCTCTAAACTTTAACCAGTACTTCCTGTATTCAACCATTCTATTGTTAGAAGGGACTGTCTTTCTGTTCATGATATATTTGGCAGCCGCGCGACGATAGTTGTTCCTAAGGTTGAGTGCGATGCCATTGACACTCACAGTGTTCATAAGGTATTTCGCTTCGAGTTCCCTCTTTCTCTCCATCTTCCAACGACTAACGACCGTCTTCTTGACTTGATCAATATCCTTTTTGAATGCGACGCCAGTCTTATTCTTCCTGTTGATTATATTAAGAGTCGATTTCATATTACGTACATCTTGATTGAGGTTAGGTGTGTACCTCTTCATCCATTTATCACCATAAAGTTTGGTGATATCTTTGCGAATTGAGTTCTCATCGAGACCTCTCTTCTTCATGACTTCACCCTTCTTCACATCACGCTTCGCATTCGTGGCTGTACGCTGTACTTGCCTTTTTGTTGACGGAGGTGGTTTAGGTGGAGAATTTGGTTTGGGTTTAGCCAGGTTGTTTCTGACTTGTTCAATCTTCTTACATAATGTCGTCTTTGTATCCTTGGTCTCGGGTTTAATCTTGAGGATCTCAGCTATACGGAGAATTTCGTCCTTCTTCATGTCTCCACAGATCTTCCGACCAACCTTGAATGTATTTCCACTACCAGTGAGTGGAACATTTTTATTGACGTTCTTGAACGAAACCTTGTTGCCTGTTTTTTTCTTGATTCGTGTACAAATTTCATCTTTGGTTGCAACCCGAGAACCATCTTCTACCTTGGTTCTGAAATTGACGACACCCATTCGTCGTGCAAGATCTACAAGTTCGGTCTTCTTCATACGCGCACACATTTTAGAGTTGATCACGATAGCATTAACTTGGTTCGTAGTGAGAATACGTTTAGTGTATTTTCTTTTAGGTGGAGACTTGGATTTAGTTTTAGGCTTAGCCTTAGCCTTGGTGGTCGCCTTGACCCCCTTGTCAAATACACCGGTTACACTGATTTGATTATCAGCATTCAATTCTTGGACGAACTTCTTCCCAAAGTCATAGGCGTTCAACATGTCAGTTGGGTTTTTCGCACCCGATATTTGAACATTACCACTTCCAGAAAGAATGAACTTACTTTCCCCAAAGTATGCATAGAGGAAAGGGGCCAACTCGGGTTCATAAGAAACACGGGTCATGCCATATTTCTGAGCATTTCTAGCAATTTCAGTGAGGTTTTTGAAAACCCCGTTAATTCTGAACTGTCCACTTAAATTGTTGTAGGTGAATGGATTATAGAAAAAGTCCTGCTTTTCTGTGTATGTATTTACAATGAAATTTCGAATAAGCTCGGGTTGATTGGTGATGTTCGTACCAACAAACCCACCTGAGAAACGAATTTTTCCGTTTCGATAAAAGTTTACAGTGGCACCTTTACTTTCTATGTCATTTGAGAGGGTGAGCATTAATTGTGCACTGAAGAAATTCTTACTCATATCACCTTTGGGTCCGGCTTCTCTAGTATGTGAGAAGCCAGTTTTAAACTGCCCATAAATACCTTTAATCTCTCGTGTGTCTATGTAAAGACCTTCACCGATAGGTGTTTTACCGATGGGTCTTTTTGCGAGTATAGTTTGTAGGTTGACGAGTACGTTTTTCTGACTAAACCCAGAATCCACTGTTGCATTGAACATACCTGGGTTAATTTTAGTCATTTCAAGAGGAATACTTCCGGATTTGGGTTCTTCGAATTCACGCATTAGATTATTTATCATTTTTTCATTATCTGAATTGAGATTATCGTTTGAAAACTCATTTTCAAACTGTTTGAAAGCGCCTTCATATGATCTATCATTGACAAGGTTTCTCTGGAGCCGTACAGGCACCTGTACCTGGCGGGGCAATGGTCTAATTTGTCGAGGGGGGGTTCGAAATCCCGCAGCGCGTTCGCGCTCTTTTCGAAGCATCGTCTCTTCGAGTTCTCGTGCAAAATTGTTATTATTTGAATTGGAGTCTGGACTTCTGACCTCTACACCAGATTGATTGACAAATTCTTTGACTTTCTGGTCCATATTAATAGATGTAAATATTTTTTTTAATAATCTGAATTAAATCCAACACTTTCTTCTACTACGTTGAGACCATAAATTACGGGTTGTAATGGGTATGTACGTCCCTTGTAGGTAACGACTGCTTCTCTGACTTCAATATTTCTAGAACTGAATGGTCCGGCATAAAAGTCCTGATGAAACTTGTGTTTTCCAAGATTATTTGCCTGACAGTGTTGATTGTATACAACAACGAATAAACTTTGTGGTACAAATAAATCTTTACCGTAAGTAATATTCGTAGATTCTAAGAAGTTATGCAGTGAGCTCGCGACCATTGCAACCTGTTTCTGGATTTTGTGGAAGTATTCTGGTACCACCCTCCATATATCTTTGTTTTTGTATTTATTCGAATAGTCTAAATATCCGCGGATACATTTTAAAAGAATAATAGGGAGTTCAGCGTTTAATTTTTCATCGAGCTGGGGATCTGCATCCTTGACCTGTTTGGAAAAATTCCATGTCAGAATACGACGAAGTACAGAACCCGAATTATCTTTCCAATTGGGAACTTCATTCCCCCTAGAATACCAGGTACTTTCCACTCGAATGACATGGCAGTCTTGTTCTTTACAGCGATTGATACATCTTCCCCAGAAACCATAGATTGAAATTCAGCCTGTTCAAGTGCTAAATCACCTTTAACTTCTGGGGCGATAAACATGAAACCATCTTTGATTGCGGAAAGACCAAACTTTTTTTCGATATTGTTTGAGAGGGTACCAACATCCTCATTCTCATAAAACTTCTTGAAAACTTTTGTGATTAGGGTAGATTTACCCGAGCGAGCGATACCTTTGAAGAATGGGATCACCTGCCACGCATCAAGTTCACCAACATCGTAACAGAGGCGACCACCCATAACATACGCCCAATCGCATACCTCATCTTCAAACTTCTGATACTTTAGAACTGAATCAAAAAAAGGAGTCGGGATATCCTGCCATCTCTCAATATGTGAAAAGTCATCGAACTGTTGATCGAAATACTTACACGCGATGATACTAGGATCTAAACACTTAAATTTATCACTTTCATATGAATAAAATCGACACTCGTATATCCCTTTGTCGGGCATCCACTCCTTACCAACAAATACACCATTCTTAAAACTCCAAACATGTCTCCTTTTGTTAATTTCTGGAAACTGACCATCGACACATTTCGAAATGTTATCAATTACCTCTCTATAAACTGAACCACGACTTGTAAAATTTTTCCATACATTATATCTCGTATCTTTACGGGCAAGTGAATATACAAACTGCTCAATTGAAAATTTCGGTTGCCACGCGCGCGTTTTAAAACCTTCGATTGTTGTTATTTCTTCACAGCAGTGTCCCTTGTATCGTCGATACCCAGCTCTATATGTTTCATCTAATGTAAAAATTAAACATTTTTGAAAAGGTGTCGCATTTTCACGATCCTCGTCACTCATGGTTGAAGGATCAGAAAATGTACCTTGTTGTGGAATTAATGTGGGATTGGCAACCCTTTCCCACGATATTTTGTGTCGACGTATATTATCAAATCCATCTTCAGCCTGTTTAATAATTGTGTTGATTCTTTCTTCTACTGGTGCAAACCCATCTTCATTTTCCTTTGCGTGAATGCCAATGGCAATTGCCCTGTATTTTAGATTACTTAAAAATGATATGTGTCTATCATGGATACCCTTTAGAGCTACGATATCAATTTTATTAGGATCGGGATTACCTACCTGGTCATAAATTTCAGATGGGAGATATTGATTATACCCGAGTGTTCTAGAGTCAACAAAATCATCTGTTTTTAAACACCAGAGTTTGGTTTCAACTTTACAGAGGATATCGTTTATTTCGTCCTCGTTCATCGATGAGATTTGCCGCGATTGAAGTTTTTTTAGTGCTTCATACTTATCGGGTTCTTTATCGATGAAGTGGGTGTCGCTCATTATTTATGTTTAATAAAATAATAACCTGCTTTCTAAGCCACTTTCGTAGAATTTATTTTTGATAACATTTTAATTAAAATTTTATTTTGAGTTTCCATTTGATGACACAGATTTACTAGAGCGGAGCAGACTGTATCTCCATCAGATGTAGCTAGAAGAGAAGTCATAAGAGACGCAATATCCATTTCATCTTCAATGTCATCATCCTGGTATTCTTCTTCTCCATCCTCAGTCATAGAAAGTTCCTCGTCGGAAACGGAAACAATTTCACCTTCCTCCACATCATCACTTTCATATTCGCTATTTTCAGGCTGTGTCGACATTTAATCTAGACCGAGAAAAATTGAAATCTAAATCTGCGCGTTTGTTCAGAATTATTTTCTCTGTGTATACTACAACAACTCTCAAAATGGCTGGTGGTCTCATGCAACTCGTAGCTTACGGCGCTCAAGACGTCTACCTTACCGGAAACCCTAAAGTGACCTTCTTCCAGGCGGTTTACAAGCGCCACACCAACTTCGCGATGGAGAACATCGAGCAGACCGTCAACGGTACCGCCTCCGCCAACGGTCGCGTGTCCGTGACTGTCGCCCGTAACGGTGATCTCGTCGGTGACATGTACGTCGAACTCAAGTCCGGCGCTACCAACACTCGTTCGTCCGCTGGTGATGATGCTAACTGGGTTGCGGAGCGTGCCATCGCTTCCGCTGAGCTGTCCATCGGTGGTCAGCGCATCGACAAACACTACCAGCGATGGTGGCGTCTGTACTCGGAGCTTTACTTGGACGAATCCAAGAAGGCTTCTTGGGGTAAGATGACCACTGGTGCTACCGGCAAGACTGTGTACCTGCCCCTGATTTTCTTCTTCAACCGCAACCCCGGTTTGTTTTTGCCTTTGATCGCGTTGCAGTACCACGAAGTCCGTATCGATTTCGATCTGACCGCTGATTTCGCCACCTACCTTGACAACAGCACCTTCAAGGTGTGGGCCAACTACGTCTACCTGGACACCGAAGAGCGTCGCCGCTTCGCCCAGAAGGGTCACGAATACCTGATCGAACAGGTTCAGCACACTGGTTCCGACACCGTCACCGCGACCGGTTCGGCCCAAAACAAGCGCCTGTCGTACAACCACCCCGTTAAGGAGCTCGTGTGGTGCTTCAACGACCCCGCGTCGGCTAACGTTGCCACCTCCCTCTGGAACTTCACCACCTTCCCAGGTGCGACTGATGTTGTTCTCGAGTCCAACCCCGATTCCATCCTCTCGGGTAACGCGTTCGTGTCCACCAGCCAGTCCGGTATGCCTCTCCTCGCGATTGGTGACATTGGTGGTAGCAAGCGTTTCACTGAGGAAGTTGCGGGTCCCTTGACCACCTTCAAGCTTGTTCTCAACGGCCAAGACCGTTTCAAGGAACAGAAGGGTAAGTACTTCAACCAGGTGCAGGCCTACAACCACCACTCCGGCTCCCCCTACGCCGGGGTGTACTCGTACTCCTTCGCGCTCAAGCCCGAGGAGCATCAACCCACCGGTACCTGCAACTTCTCCAGGATCGATAACGCGCAAGTCGCTGTCACCATCCCCAGCGGTGCCGCGTCCACCACCATGCACATGTTCGCGGTCAACTACAACGTCCTCCGCATTCAAAGCGGAATGGGCGGTTTGGCTTTTAGCAACTAAGTATCAAATATTAGTTTGATAGTAAAAATAAATAAAACAATCATTTTTAAATTGCACAATTAATGCTATTTAAAAACGAAAATACTTGTTAAATCAGTATGTTAGCTACCCCAACCTGTATTTACGTCATTAAACGGAAAAAACCTTGTATCAAGAAACCGGATGCACTCGACTGTGCGATACGTCATACACGTTGCGAAGGGTGTCCATTTAAGGACTTTTTCAAACCCGATAAA